TCCGCGTGTCCGAGGGCGCAGAGATTGGAATTCTCCAACCTGATCTGATCCTCCGGGGATAACCCGGTGGCCAGCTCAAAGCTGATTCTCGCTTCACGCGAGACAGGGATGACACAGCTCCGCCCGGCTAGCCAACCACCGACTACAAAGTAGTCGCTGTACACCTCAGCAGGTGCAGGTCTAACGTCCTCCGTTGCCCTGAGAACCTGGAGAGCAAACGCCTGCAACACGGGAACACCGCGCGCAAGAGAGAGCTCGCACCTAGCTACACCGTTCAACCAACGGCGACCATACTTGGGCTCAGTGAGCCACCTGTGAGAAGACAGGGCTCCTGAAAGAACCCGAGTATAGTCCCGGGTCATCGTCCAGCCCAAACGATGACCCAGGTAAATGGGCGCAGACTGTCCAAAACGGATAGCCTCCAGGTGATCGACAGGTCTCTCTAACACCATCTCCTGGCCGCACTGATCAAGCACCCGGGACGCAAAGCCGCTAATCTCAGAAGTGTGGGCACCCGGAAGGAACACAAGGGCGTTGTCACCGTCAACAAGGACATCATACGGAACGCCTTGTAGACCGGACATCACAGCCGCCAGCATGATCAACGAATTGCCCATACCGGTGTTGTAATCCCCGCTTGCTCTTCCCCCACTCCTGGAGAACTTCACGCCACCAGAGGTCACACCAACCAACCGAAGTTGGTGCGACAACACATCCCGCAACTCCCGGCACCCGTGGTAGGCGGCGAGATAGCAGAGATGCTCAAGTCTCAGCTGGCCAGTTGACACGTGGGCCTCGAAAGCCTTGCCATCAACCTCAAAAACAACGCAGTCCTTAAACTGGTTGAACTTGCGTACTATCAAGTTAGCACGCTGCCGGGGCGAGAGCCCCTTGGCCACAACCCTGATTGGGGCACCCCCGAAGAGCCGCCTGGCTGTGAGGAAACCCCACAACCAGTGTTCGAACGGCTTCAGCCAAGAAGCGAGCCGCAAGTTATACCTAGGGGACCTTGGGTAGATCAGCCTAGGTTTCCCGAACTTGCCAACTCCGAGTTTCTCCGCCTTCAGAAACGCTCTAAGGTAGGTGTCCGACGAACGCAACGGACCATCCACCCTCAACGAGCGCTCTGCCTCGAGGTACCGACGGCCCATG